CCATCGTGTAGGGGATCGATGCGTCCGGCACCGGCCACAGCACGATCTTCTGCTGAATCTGCCGATCGACCCAGAGCTGGTACGGCCGACCCTGCGCCGTCTTGTTGGGGATCGTCATGTAGACCGACCCGCTGATGCGGTTGAGCACGAGGTCCGTCTCGTTGATACCCGTGCCCGTGCGGATCACTGCCTCGAACACGTCCACCGTGTCGAGGGCCATCAGGTACTCGGCAGTGCCTGCGACCAGCAGTTCCTCGACCTTCTCCAGCGTCCACAGGTTCAGACCGCGGTTCGCCCACTCCATGAGGAGCAGGTTCAGGCTCCGACGCGCGGTGCGGACCTGATGGCCCGCACGAATCTCAACGCCGCAACGCTCCCCGGCTTCCTCGATGATGTCGATTAGCTCGAAGTTCGCGATCGCGGTGCCGGAGGTGGCCATCGGCCCTAGACCATCTTCCCGCGCGTCTTGCCGCGCTGCGCGATGCCGTCACCGCGGCCACCCACGCTGCCGCCCTTGGCGTACTTCTCGGGCACCTTGCCGCCCTTCTTCATCGCCATGCCGCCAGCGCGCGGGATCGGCGCACCGGGCATCACGCGGCCCGTGTTTCCGGCCGGCTGCGGCAGCATGCCGCTCGCGGGCGCACCCGGCATCACCGGAAGGCCCGGCCGCGGGCCCATCGAAGCGCTGCCGCCCATCGGACCGCCACCGGGAGGCATCGGGCCTGCCGGTGGCATCGGCCGAGCCGGCATTGCGCCCATCGATTGCGGACCGCCCATCGGCTGGAATGACTGCATGCCACCGGGCTGCGGTGCGCCCATCGGCACGCCCATCGCTGCCTGCTGCGCGGCGCCCTGCTTCCACTGCTCGAACCCTGCGGGGTTCGCGGCGACAGCACGCGGGTCGATGCCCGGCGGCAAGCCGCCGGCTGCCGACTTCATCGCAGCCATCTGAGAGAGCTGGGGGCCCGCCGGAGCGGCACCGGGAGCCGCACCCATCGCCTGCGGGCGACCGGGCGGCATCGGCGTTGCTGGCCGGGCAGCAGGGGGCGCTGACCTTGCAGCGGGGACCGGGGTGGGTTTCCTGAGGGCCATGTCACACCACCTTTCCGCGAGTCTTGCCCTTGCGGGCGCAGCCGTCGATCGAGCCGCCGCCGGCATAGCGCGCCGTCTTGGTGAAGTTCCGGTTGAAGTCTTCCGTGATCTCCGCGTCGCTCTTCGCCGCCGGCTTCCTGCGGCCCTCGTTGCCGTAGTCCGGCGCGGGCTCGGGCTTCGTCGCCGCGATCCGCTTCGCCGACTCCTCGCGCGCCGCCCGCTGGATGCCGCGCGCAGCGCCGTGCTCCGACGAAGAGCCGGCCCCGCCGCCGCGCAGCGCGTTAAAGGCCATCTCCGCGAAGCCGGTCGTGTCGCGGGGCTTCGCCGCTGCCGATGCCGCCTTGCCCTTGCCTTCGTTGCTGTAGATCGTCGTGGTCTTCTGTTCGAGCACGGGCTTGGGTGCCGCAGCAGCGGCCGCAGGAGCCCGACGGCGGGCCGGAACCGCAGCCGGTGAGGCTTCGGCCGCACTCGCGTCGCCAGCGCCTTCAGCGTCCTGCTGTGCCCGCCGCTTCGCGACCCACGCCATCGCACGCTCGCGCGTCGCGTCGTCGATCGATCCGCCCTCGGCGAACGGCTTGGCCTTCTTCTTGCCAAAGTTGAACGCACCGTGACCGACGAAGCGGCTCTTGCCGGCAGTGCCGGCTGAGCCACCACCCGATGAGCCGCCACCTGCAAGACCGTGCTCCTTCTTCTCGGCAGCGATCATCGACTTGGGCGCACCCTTGTCCTTCATGAACTTCAGCTCTTTGGCGACCTCGCCGCCCTTCGCGAAGGCCGGGCCGAGCTGATCGAATTTCTTGCGCATGGTTGTCTCCTAGCCGACGAACATCGTGACACCGCTGATGGTGCCCGTGATCACGACGTAGATGCCTGCCGGGAACAGGATGCCGCCGCCGGGGATGACCACGTTCGACCCGCCGGCAGCCGCCGCGTCGAGCATCAGCAGCAGCGTGCCGCCGACTAGGCCGTTGCGGAACTCGACGCTGCCGACACCGCCCGCGGCCATGTAGACGCCGCGCAGCCGCACGCGGTTCGTGGTTGCTGCCCCCGAGGCTGCGACCCGGAGAAACGAGACATCGGAGTCCATGTCGGACCCCTTACGTCAGCGCTGCGCCGATGGCCGTGACCCATGCCACTCCGGTACTGACCACGAGGCAGAACTCGTTGTTGCCAGCGCCGTTGTCGTTGACCACTGCGACGGCGCCCGCGTTGGCCGGAGCCGCCGCGGGCAGCGACGAGGTGGAGATCGGGGTGAAGATGGCGCCGTAGCCGACGGCAACCGGGGGGACGAGGACGCCGATGAATCCGTTCTCGGAAACGACCGGACCGTTGAAGGTGGTGCGTGCCATAAAGCCTCACATGCGAGTAATGCGCGCTGTGTCTGCATGTCGTCTGCCGGGCCAGTCGCAGCGCGAAGGGGATGAGTTCCCGGGGGCAGTCGTAGTCTGCCATGAAAAGGGGCCCCGCAGCGCCCCTTTTTTGTGCAGCTTCGGACGCAGCTCAGGTCGCGCCGGCCGAGCCCCACATGCCGAGCGCATCGCTCCACCCGAACGAGTAGCGCTCGCGGGCCTTGTACCGGCAGTTGCCGGTGTCGAAGTCCTCGTCCATGCCGGTCTTGAGGGCGACACGGTTGAAGTGCTTCAGGCCGTTCGGCACGTCGGTCTTGATGAACCAAGCGTTCGTGTCGGTGAGGTAGTGATTCACCGTGTAGCCGCCCGGGATCGCCGACATGTTGCGGATCGCGTTGATGTCGTTGTCGGCAGTCGCGGTGCGACCCTCCGACTGCAACAGACGCACCGCAACGAACTGGTACGACGGAGGCACGACCAGCTTGCGCGGCTGCGCCGCGATCAGCAGGCCGCGCTCATCGGTCCACGCCGCGATCTGGATGATCGCCGCCTCCAGCGATGTCTCGTTCATGTCCACGCCCGTGGGCGGGGAGTTGAAGTTGACGCCGCCGCCGACCAGCGGGTGTCCGACGCGGGTTGCCGCGGCATTGACGCCGAACAGCGACACGCCGTCGCCGCCGAGGAAGGCGCCGTTGAACCCGTTGTTGAGAATCGCCGCACCCTTCACCTGCTTGGTGTAGGCCATCGCTCGCGCGAGGGCCTTGGTGTAGCGCGCCGAGAGCGAGTCGTAGAGGTTGTCCTCGACGGCTTCCTCGGTGACGCTGAACCCGAGCGCGATCGTCTCGTGGATGTAGCGCGAGGTGAACGCTTCCTGCGCGGTGTCGTAGCTGAGAGCGTCGCCCTCGGCCTTGACCGGTGCGGCGCCGAAGCCCGAGAGCTTCACCTCTTCCTCGAACGAGCGCTCGGAGTTCTCCGTCTCGAAGATGTCCTTGTGCTCTTCCGGGTACTGCTTGTATTCCAGACCGAACAGTGCGTTCAGCCCGGGAAGCAGCTCCTTCATCAGTTGTGCGCGTGAGATGGCCATTTCGTTTGCTCCTTGTTGCTGACGGCTGGGTCAGATACCGACAGCGTTGAGGTAGCTGTGATGACCCGGGTTGAACTTCACGAGCACGTCGGCGAACAGATCGCCGACGGGCGAGACGAGCGCCACGACGCGAAGGGCTGCGTTCGTCGCGACCACCGTCGATTCCAGCGCCGACGTGGAGTTGCCCGTCGTCGTGCTGCCCGTGCTGGTGGACTGCACCGCCGCCATGAAGGTGTTGGCACCGATCATCGCCTGCGCAGCCACGCCGTCCATCTGTGCTTGGAAGAGCACATCAGGATCGGTGACGACCTTGGCCTTGATCTTCGTGCCGGTGGGGGCGACATACCCGCTGGGGTAGTACTGCGAGAAGATGAGCTGGCCCTGCGCGTTGACGAACGAGCAGCCCACGAAGACACCGATGGTGCCCGCCGGGAACGCATTCGTGGTGCCGTCGGCGCCAGTGGCCGTGACGATGTTGATGTAGCCCGTGGTGATAAGGGCGACGATCGAGCCGTTGTAGATGTTCGCCGCGTAACCCGCAGGGTCGATCTCCAACTCGGTGACGGCGCCCGCATAGGGCAGGCCGTCCATACGCTTGACGGGGCGAAGCCCGTACGGGGTAGCCGTTGCTGACATGGTTGTTCCTTAAGTTCCGTTGCCGAAAGAGCTGCCGCGGGTCGTCTTGCTCTTGCGCTGGACGAACAGTGGCATCCGGGGGTCGTTGTTGCGCATGAGAGCCGCGTCCACCGACTGCATCTGCTTGCGGGCCTGCTCGGCGTAATACGCTTGACGCGCAATCACCTTGGCCGTGGGCATCTTGCAGAGCATCAGACCACCGATCTCGACGTTGCCTGCGGCGTTCGCCGGCAGTTCGAGTTCAGGGTGATCGATCGCCTTCACCGGCACCCAGCCTT